CAGAGCAACTGAGCAAGCCTTGAAGAAAAAGGACTACAAGGCAGTTGAAAAATCAATGAGAACCGCGTTTGTATTCATGAAGGCACATAGCGCTCTTAAAAAGCAGATTCCACAAAAACTGGTTATTCTAGCAGACAAGAACGCATGTAGCTGCTCTGTATGTGGAAACATCATAAATGATTGCCTTGCTTCCTATTGTTCAAAATGTGGACAGAAGATTGATTGGGAGGATTGTTAAATGTCTATTGCAAAAAGTGATGAAATCAAAAACCTTTTGGTTAGCAATAGTGAATTGATGGTTGCGGTAGCATATCCACATACCTATTGTCGTGTAGTACCCCTACAAACGGCATGTGAAATAGTCAACAATATTCTCGAAAACAGAGACATGCATAAAACAATTGCAGAAGAACCAGTCATCTGTGCATCAAGTGAAAATGTATACGAATGGTATTGCCCGACATGTGGCACACGGTATGAATCAGAAGCAGGAGTTTGCGTACACTGTCCATACTGCGGACAGAAGATTGATTGGAGCAATTATGATTCTGAATGAAATTTTAAAGCTTATGAAATGCTTTCCTGGTAGCAGTATCAACAACGATGGATACTTGCTCTTAAACAAGCAGCGTTCTGGTTTTTCCATAGCTGACATTGAGAGCGAAGGAGATCTTAAATGTAAATTGCTTGAATATGTGTCAAGGGACGCTTGCAAAACAATGGTTTATCAGCAACACGTAAGGAACGTAAGATTTTGGAATAGAACTCGAAAGAGTATAAACCAGTATCTGCAGACAAATTTTTCTGATGATGACATGCTTGATATATACCAGTACTTAGGCAACGGTATCAGGCATAAGCTCACTAAAGAGTTTGTAGAAGGTGGATATGATCTAAAACTGATAAAGGAGGTACAAGATGGGTGAGATTAAGATCGGAACTCCTGTCTATCACGTAGAGGAATACCGATTAAGCAACTATGAATTAAAGCAGAAAGGATTCGAAGGGTTCGACAACTACGGACTTGAAGTTGTTGAATCGGTTGTCATAGCCGTGACGGACACACATTTTGATACGATAACTGAAAAACGTGATATTGGAAATAACGTGAACAATATACATCATTGGGAGAGATTAGCGCTTGGAAGGGCAGTATTTTTGAGTAAAGAAGAAGCTGCGGAAGAAGCTGATAACCGTGCGCATAATATCCAGTTAGGATATCACTGCTCAAAATTTAGCCAGCGACCAATGTATAAGAATTGGCTACACTGGCAAGATACAGCTAAGGCAAAGGCACCTAAAAAACAAACAGGTCATAGATCAAACTTTGTCGCGAAAAAAACTACACTTCCAGAGGAGCTTTACATTGCCTGGAGGGATGGAAAGTTAACCGGACCAGAAGGTGCAAAGAAGATAGGTGTTTGCGTCACGACTTTTGAAAGATATGCAAGAGAAGAGCTTGCGAAGAGAGGTGATAGGCATACCGTCAAAACTGGCAATAAAGTGCCACCAAAGCCTTTGCCGCCAATGTTTGATGATTGTTTTGAGCAATGGAAGCTCGGATTGCTCTCAGGTGAAAAGGCAGCTAGACAATGTGGGATATCACATACAACATTCCGTAAATATGCAAATATCCGTTTGAAAGAGATTGGAGAGCAGAGGAAGGGAATCCAGAGAGGAGTGATTCTTCCACCAAACTTTACAGACGTATATCTGGAATGGGAGCAAGGGGATATTGGATACAACGAAGCCGCAAAGAAATGTGGTCTTGAATATTACACATTCAGATACTATGCAGAGAAAAGATACAATGAAAGGATGGACGCAGGAGTGTTCCAGTATTAAAAGAAAGAAGGGCTTCAAAGTGAAGAAAAATCGGCAAATTTTACTGGCCGAAAAGTCAATTGCACCTACGCTTGCTTTTCAACTTGACATGACAGAAAAAGAGAAAAAAGATTTTCTCAAAGCTATGCGAACAATGTTTAAATTGAAGATTAAGCAGGAAATAAGACCAGAGGAAGAACTTATGTATACTCTTACAAGGCAGAGGGAACTAGGCAGAAGAAAGAAAAGAATAAAACTTTAAAGAAAAGAGGCTTAGTATGAACAAAGTAATTTTAATCGGAAGATTAACCAAAGACCCAGAAGTGCGTTATACACAGGGTCAGGAGACAATGGCGGTAGCCAGATATACACTGGCTGTAGACAGAAACCGTAAGCAGGATAACGGTCAGAACGCGGACTTTATCAACTGCATCAGTTTCAAAAAGAATGCAGAGTTTGCAGAGAAATTTCTGCACAAAGGAACAAAGATTGCTGTTACTGGACGCATCCAGACAGGTAGCTACACAAATAAGGATGGACAGAAGGTGTACACAACGGATGTAGTTGTGGATGAGCAGGAGTTCGTGGAAAGCAAGAAGAATACGCAGCCAGCTCCAGAACCAGCACCTGCAGGTGGATATGAAGGTTTTATGAATATTCCGGATAATGTGGAAGATGAAGGACTGCCGTTTAACTAAAAAAGAAGGGAGAGGTTTGAGGTGATTATTGTAAGACAAGATAGAAATGCTTTTTACAACTGGGACAATGTAGTTGACATTTACATTAACGGACTTTCAAAAACAGAAATATTATTAAAACACGTTAAAGGCTCAAACGAGTCGACTGATTACCCAATTGGCAAATATAAGAACGCAGAAAATGCCAATGCAGCATTCGAGAAACTTATAGAGAACATTTTAAAAGAGATTCCACTTGTTGTTGTGCGAACCGATGAAGAAATTGAGAAAAGCATTCACCAGGAGGACAGAAATAGCAATTGAAAAAATATTTAAAAGAAATAAAAGAAGAAGCTACACTTTGCCAAAAGTACATAGATGAGTGCAATATATTCGCGCCTAAAAGTGAGTATGAAAAGCTTGCCTTGAAGATTGCTTCTAGCTGCGAACAGACTTTATCGGCACTTGCGGATGAAATCAAGAAAGGCGGATGGATTTCCGTTGAGGAAGCAATGCCAGAGGAACACGACAGTATATTTGCAAAGTTCAAAGGGACTGACAAGTGGTGCAATTCGTTTTGGGAAAAAAATTCAAACACCGTTTTAGTAGTACTAGTCAATAATCATGATGAAGATAATTTTGTAGTTGGAACAGGTAAAACCATTAACGGTGAGTGGACGACAGTACCAATGCTACTTAAAGGCAGAATGCATGTTGCTTACTGGATGCCGTTTCCAAAATTTGAACCGAAGGAGGTTAAGTGTGAACAAGAATGACTTATCTAATGTGATTACGGATTCATTTAAGTCAAATGCTATTTTTCAATATGAAAATACTTGTGGAAAAACAGCTAAGATTCCTGCGGCAGAAACAGATTTGAAAGCTTTGGCTACTTTAATGTCATCATTGCTAGATCAAGTGGCGCAGGATGACCCAGATATTTATAACAAATTAAGCGAAAATCCTAGTATTGATATAACTATCAAAGGCGAGGATTTATTAAAAGTTTTTGGTGGATTAACGGAGGTATAAAAATGTCAATGGTATCAAGTTTTAGTTCAAAAGATGATAAAGCAGTTGTAGCACGCATCCATAGTGCCCTTGCAGCTACAATTCTTCACGATTTTCTTGTTAGAACAGCTAGTAAAAAAATGGAAGAAGAGAAGTTTGGCGAAGCAGAAGTAGCACTTCACGACGCGAATGAGCTTGCAGCAGCCATGGAAGAAGCCTTTAAGGAAGAATCCAATGGATAAAGAAGGATGGTGCAGACCTAAAGTATGGCGCCAGTATATATTTGGCGATCAATGTTGGATAAGTTGCTTGCCACAGCAAAAGTGGCAGTTTAAGCGCGAGGAAGGAGGGGGAGTTACCATTTTTAGCGAAAAACGGCACATTTTGTTCCGAGTCGCAGCAGAAGATTTTGAGCAGCAGTGGAAGGAGGCGTAAACGATGAATAAACGGCAGAGAAAGAAACAGTTCAAGAAGATTCACGGCATGAACCCAAGGGATTATTTCATGAAAAGTGAAAATGCTCCGAATGCAGTTATATTTTTTGTTAATTCGAGTAAAATGATCAGACGGTTATGCAAAATGGATGGCAAAACTTGGGAAATTTGTAGAGAGTGGTGGGGACAGTCAAATGAATAAAAGGCAGAAAAAGAAGCGATTCAAGAAACTTTATGGCATGAATCCAAAGCAGTATCAGCAGGCTATGCAACTGACATCACTTGAAGAACCATTGAAAAAAATTATGGATTCAGAAACAACTACACTTGCAGATTTGGGGAGTTGTCTTGGGAGAATCAAAGAAGGACTGCAAAAATCAGTTTCTGCTTTAGGAAAGTTGAGTTGTGAAGCATTCTGCTTTTGCTTAGAAGAACTTGGAAGGGAGCTGAAAAAAACGAAGACAAAAAATGAAGTTTGAACGAACTAAAAGCATGACCTACTATTATTGCCTGATTTGTATGCTGAACTCCACAAATAAAGCAGAAATAGAAAAACATTTCCGTGAAGGACATCAAGTAAAAGTAAAAAAATACATACATTGCAATATTTGCGGAGAAGGTTGGGATGTACAGGCATTTGGAGAAGAGGGCGCCAGAAAGCGAGCAGAGCAATGCTGCCAAAGCCATATTGATAATGGGAAAGCAGATCAGGAAGCCAGCATAAGCTATTTTTATTCACATGGTCGGTTTGGCTATGTAAAAAGTGTGAAAGGAGGAGAGAGGAAAAATGATTTTTGTATTTGAAAAAGATAAAAGAGAAATTCATTGCTATAGTGAAGTCGATTGTCTATATCTAATTGGAAATAAAGTGCACATTTGCAATGTGGTTGAAGAATACAGTTCGGAAGAAATGGCAAACAAAGCATTTCGCACCATTCGTTTTCGAATTGGTTGGGGATATGAAATTGCCCGTAGTGAAGGATCAGTTGCAGTTCACATGCCTACAGAATATGAGTTGAATAACGAGAAAAAACAGTTTGAAAATCCGCTGTATACAATTGCAGTATACCGCATTCCGCGTGATGAGGAATCTTTTCGAAAATATCTAAAAAACCTCTTTGATGATATCCTAACAGAAGTAGATTACATTATACAGGGTGATACCGTAGAGGATTTAGAAAAAGAATTGAAAGATAAGCCTATATGGGATGGGAGTTTTTACACTCTTTTCGAAAATTTACGCTATGAAGACATTGCGAGTGGGGAATTTCACTTTGGAGAAATTAAGAAAGAAATTGAAAGATTTGAAAGGAAAAAGAAAAGAACATATTGC